ACATAATATCGAAGCTGAGACAGGATATATCAACCCTACTGCTACGACTCAAAGCACCCAAACAGTTGGAGGAGTAAACTTTAGTTGGACAAGTCCAAATCTAGAAGCAATCCCACGCTGGAAAATCGCAACAGATGGAGTAGCATTTTCGATACAAGAAACACTCATTACCCCCGGCCTAGATACAGTTACAAACATAACAAGAACAATAACAACTTCAACTACTTCAGAAACCACAAGTACCTTTGGTCAATAATATTTTTACTTTTACCAGTAAAGCCTTTATTAGCCAATACAACGGTCAGTAGTCCACAAAGTCAAAGTACAGGGGTAGTTAATAACAATGCCACAATGATAACGCCCTCAAGCCTTCCACAGAACCGCTACAGTCAAGGAATTGTTTGTACATCTCCTAGTCTTACAATTACACCCTATCTTACAGATGCTTGGTCTTTTAATAGACCAATAGAAACTGTAACCAGACAAGCAATCTATGATGAAGATACTGGCGCAATAAAATATTATCAAGAAACACCACGCTTTGAAAAAGATAATTACAACCTTAATTATGGAATAAGTATGCAATTTAATATCCCACTTGGTAATGGTGGCGATTTGTGTAAAGAGGCAGCAAAGGTAAATATTGAAGCACAAAAACTTCTTATTAAGAAAACACAATATGAAATTAGTTTATTTAGATTAGAGCAATGTGCCAAGCAAGCAAAACTTGGCGTTAGCTTCGTTGCTGGTAGCCCAAGTGCAGTTACTTGCCAAGATATTGTTATTACAGTACCGCCAAATCAAGTATTACCACACAAACATATTATTAAGAAGTAGACGAGCAACGGGTATTACACTCATCTACGGATATTTATTTTACCTTATTTTTTTTCTTAGTCAATTTAGTAATAATCTGTTTCACAAGAGGTTTTATAATATTAATAAGAATCGGAGTAGAAGCGGCAACCACAGCAATAGCAGCAGCATTAGTAACAGCAGGGATATTAGGTATGTACTGCTCGGTAAAGCTGGTGTCCTCATACAAAGTAATACATTTACTCCCATCTTCGTTTAATTTATGCCCGACAACACGTTCTAGTCTTTTATCGTTACGAAAATCCCCAATACGTTGATCTTTTTGTGGGTCAGGGCATTTTATGAAAAACTCTGCTTTTTTTTCAACAGGCTTTTGTGTTACCGGTGGTTTTGGTTCAGGTATCTCAGGGTCACTAGATTGTATCGGAGTGTCTTCTGACATTATCAAATTATTAGGTTGATAATTCATTGGGTTAAAACTTGGAAATGGCGCATCACAAACAGTAAATACACCATTAGGGTCATCAAGTAATAAATTTCTATTACCAGTATTTTTTATATCCCTATGTTGGTATGTACAGCCCGGAACATTTATTGTTAGAGGAATTATGTCTACTGGTTTTGTAAAATCAAATATTGGTTGTATTTGTATATCAGGAATATTTAGGTCAGGTATTCCCATTAAAGTGGCATTGCAGGGAAAGTTTCTTTTGGCATTTGTATTGGTATTTCTTTCATCATTTTTTCTTTTAAATCGCCCATAAGTTTGTTTTTTAAATCTCTTTCAAACTCTGGGCTTTGCATATATCTAATAGCTACAAAACCAAAAGCAGCCATTGACCCAGACAACAATAAAGACAATAATGAAGCTACTTGGCAAATACGATTAAACATGATTAAATTTGCAATTTTAAAAGCACTATCTTTTACAAGTGTGCTTGTATTACTGCTTATTGTAGCCTTATCCCCTCTTTACGTCACTATGGGGTTAATGACAAGACAAATGCAAGAATCTACTCGTTAGGATCATCTGGGTATTGTGTCATGTTAAACTTTTCAAAATTTCCATCTTTATCATAAGTTGCACCATATAAAGTAACTAATGCTGCGGTGTCTGAACAAGCATCAATTTCTTTTTCTCTAGTATCACAAGCTGTTCTAACGGCATCTCGATATGTTGTTATTGGTGCTGGTATTGCGGTGGATTTTTCTGCTTTTCTTACAACATACCAATCATATTTTGATAATAAACTGCCAGCAGTAACTTTTTCCTGTGCTTTTAAGATTGATTTAACTCCTAAATAAACAACCTGATCTCCATTCTCATCTTTAATTAAATCTCCTTTTTTATAACTACCATCTGAAGCATCTTGTTCATAAGTAGCATTTACATCATTCAATGCTTTTGCAGTTCCATTATCTAAATAAAATCTTGAATCATACCTTGTTGGTTCTGCAATTTCAGTAATTTTTAAAGCAGCTTTTTCTTCTGCTGTTGATAATCTTAACCAGTTAGCAGGGTAATTTACATCCCCTACTGTAAAAGGAACATCAACTGCTAAAGGTTTTCCGTCTAATAAAAAAGCCATAACTATATATTACCTCGCCCTTGCATATTTGAAAGGTGATTCTGCAAATGCTAAATAAATATATGAAGCACCATTTCCATTACTTTCATTAAACGTACTTCTTGTTTTAAATCCATTTGCGCAAAAATCATACCTTGTGGCTGTACTCTCTGAAGTACCTAAATCTGCATATACAGCAGAATTAACTGGATTAAAAGTATTTCTTGCACTATCAACCATAGGCCAATTATTTATAACATCAAACCTTTTTACCATTAACCAAGCTGGTCTGAAACCTGTAAACACAAATGCGCCATCACTTTGTCCGTTACCTGTATATTTACCAAATCTGCTATACCCTGCGACTTCGCTGAAACAGTAAGCTATCATTGATTGATTATTTCCATTAGTGTTCCCGCCTGTTTTCAATTTTAATTGAGTTGAATTAAAATCACCATATGTAAAAAGACCATTACCAGATGCAGATATTGCTTCGGCATTTAGATTTAAAAGTACACAAGTATCCGCTAATTGTGTTTGCCAATTTATCCAATTCACAGAGGCATCTCTGTTTTTCCAAATAACATGATTAGGAGTAACACCTAAACCATGACCTATAGTAGCTCCATCAGTTCCATTTCCTTCATAAGAAACAATAGAAAACCCTGCTGTTGCATTTAATTTTACAGTTGTCTTTATCGAACCATCAAAATTTGTAGAACCTTTGGTCGTATTAGTATTTATTTCTGCCCCCATACCACTATGGTTTTGACAATAATAAAATAAATTTGCCACGCCACTAGCTATTGTAATTGTTGTTTTATATGCGCTGTCATCTTTCGTAACTCCTGTTGTATATTCAGTCCCTGCACTTGTTCCACTGCTATGTGTACCGTCATTTGTTAAAGAAAACCTTATTGGGTGAGATTGTGCAGAACTATCTGACCAATCAAAAATGTAAGTACCACCCTCTTCTAAATCTAAATCTACCCCATTTGTACCAAAACCAGTAGTGCCATCACTTTTGAAGAATTGATATTTATTAGATCCAGTTCCATGACCATAATCTGTACTGTCTGCAACAACTTTTACTTTATATGTTTTGCTATCTGAATCACCACCGTTCCAGTTCCAAGCAACGTAAGTGTTTGTATTTTGGTTTACGCCTGTTGTTGATGTATCTGCTCCTAAAGAAAAACCACCAGAAACAAATCCAGTTTGAGAATCAGAGCCAGTACCTTCTGGGTTATTAGAATTTACTTGTAAATATTTTGTACTGCCACGAACAGCATCATACATTAAACCTGCTATAGATCCACCTCTAGCTTTAAACCAAGACCAACTTGGTGTAAAGTTTACAGCACTTGTATCGGTTACTGATCTGCTGCTTCCGTTACCTGTATATAAAATTGTTCCAAAATGTTTATTGGGAAGCTTTATTGTTGGGTCGGGTAAGTTTGCGGAACATACAGCTAAAAAACCACTAGGCGGTGAATAGTAAAAATCACCTTGACCATTTGCATCTGCGTTGCCCTGACGTGTTTTTGAACCTGCAAAAGTTGAGTCAGCACCAAAATTCCAATGTGTACCGACTGTGTTATAACCTGATGTTTGACCAAAAGTCACAGGAGCATAATTAGCAACAGTAAAAGAAACTTGACTACCTTTTGTACTTCCGTTGTTGTATAACTGAAATGTTCCATTATCCATGTCAATAGCAAAAGCAAGAATATCTCCGTTTTGCATTCCACCTAAACTTGTTTGATTATCTGAACCTTCTTTTCTTATCTTTTTATTGTAGGTATCAGCAGCAATGGCATAGTCAGAACCACTTCCTAAATATTCGTTGTTAGCATAATTTGTGCCACTAAATATTATTCCTATTTGTAAATTAGATCCACCTTGAGTTATTAATGCCTCTACATACCATTTACCACTTGATAATCCAAAAGTAGCACCAACTTTACCAATTCCGCTATCTGGCCCCATAGTTTTTAAATTACCCTCAGTAAAAGTCGGATGGTTACCATCACCAGAAACAGCCAAAGGACTCATAGTCGCAAAATTATTTGTAGGAGTATCAAGCATCGAATCTTCAGTATTAGTATTATCTGGTGAGAAATTATTTCCATTTCCACTTCTGTCTAGACACATATTTGTAATGCTTGAGTTATCTGAAAAATCTAAATAAAAACCATTTGACCCATAACTTCCTGTATATTCTTTCGGATTCCATTGACCTGTTGTTGCATTTGTTTGTCCAAAATATGATGGGTCGTAAGCCTGTCCATCAACAAAATTTATTTCTGCCATATATCCATCAAACACACTACCAGTACTTCCTACTGCTCCTATTTCATGCTCAAAAGCTCCATTTATTTGACCGTTTTCATCAGTATATGCAACATTAAAAGTCAATGTTTGTTGTATTCCATTAACGTATACTTTGATTCTATCTGAAGCTGTGCTGTCAGAATAATTTGCACGAACTACAATATGATACCAAGCAGAAGGGTCTCTAAATTTTGCTGTTGTTACAGCTTGACCTTTAGCTGAACCACTACCCCCACCTTGATTTAAATTAAGCTGATCGCTTGTGTTGAATGAAATGACACCCCTATTTGAAGATGAACCATCGTAAGCATGAAACATAGTTGCATTACTGCTTAATCCTATATTTCCTCTTTTAACCCAAACACTATAAGTCCAAACTTTTCTATTGCCTGCGCCACTAGGAGTTCTTGATAAATGAGTATTACTATTATCATTAAATCTAAAACTGCGACTTACTGTATAATCACTATCAGCAGCAGCAGCAGCAGAACCTAATCTTATTGGATCAAAAAATGGCATTATGTACCTGTTTTTACATCAAGAGACATAACAGCGTGTATAACATTACTAGATAAAACAATATAGTCAATTCTGTCAACAGCATCACTTGAAGTTGAAGCTGTAGGCGTAGTTCCACCAGCAAATTTAAAAGCCGAGTTATATGCAACAGTATAATTACCGCTTGATGGTTGAGTTATAAATATTGATCCTGATTGACCTACAGCCTGATTACTTGGCGCAGCTAAAGTTGCGTTTTGTGTAAGTGTAACTTTATGATGACAAGATAAAGCAAAATCAAAAGTAATTGTTGCACTTGATTGTGTAACATCTGTTATATTAGCTGCTGCCCCTCCTGTAAGACTCACGCCACCACTAGCTGTTTCAAATTTCTTTGTCGCATTATGGTAAAGCTCATTTGCTCCACCATTTATAAACTGAGCCAAAATATTAGAACCACCATTATCTCTGATAATTACGTCATCTTCAGCCTCAAGAATAAGATCGTCACCATTACTGGTAATTTTCAAATCGTTTGTTGCACTTGTAATAGTGCTGTCTGTTGCGTCATGCGTAATGGTTAAATCTGAACCAGCCCCAAAAACTGCACTTGCATTATCAGCAAACTCAAGGGCATTATCTGACCTGTCAAAAACTACGTCTCTTCCAGCAGTAGCACCATCAAAGGTTACATCCTCTTGAAATATATTTGTTGAAGTGAAAGTATTTGCTGCTGACAATCCAGCATGACCGAAGTTTGTAGCCGATACATCACCTAAAGTAACCTGTCCATCATTACTTGAGTTCTGTATTTTTAAAGTATTACCATCAATAAAAGGTGTATAAGCTGCCAATCCTGAAGTAGGTGTGCCAGAACCTTGACTTAATGTTGATAAAGCAGCAATTATTTGATTTAACTTTGTACGAACTACAAGACCAGTTCCGTTATCAACTGTAAAACCTGTTCCACCAGTATTATCAACTCTTGACATGAAAACTCAGTATTTTTTTTAGTATATCCTAAATTTTACCCTTTACCAAAACCAATGGCAGTAAAGTTAAAATTTCTTGCTACTGATGCACCAGAACTGTTTTTAAAATGTATCTGAAATCCGTCACCAGTTTGATTTGTTATTTCGTAAAAGTCTCCACTTTGCATATCAAAAGCTGTAATTCCAATACTTGGTAAATTAGAATTTACACCTAAAAGTGCGGAAGTTCCTGTAAAAAAAGTATGGTCATAAGTTACTGGTGTATTACCACTAGATGTTTTTGAACCAACCTCTGTTCTTTGTTTAAATTCAGCAAAGTATCCTAATTGACTTACCCTTATATCTTGGTTTGTATCATTAGTCGTTAATACAGTTTTAAATTTAAAAGTTCTTCCTTTAAATTCTCCATTTGCAAATTTTTGAAAATTATTATATGAAGTACCATCTTGTGAATATTGAACAAAAACCTCTGCGTTTGTATCAACACTTGCTGTACCATCAAAATTTTGTCTTTCGTCTAGGTCATTAATGGAATCAAATAAATCTGTTGAATACACAGAATTACTTTGTATAAGTTTCCTTAAATCAAGGGTAAAAACAGCACCAAGATCAAGAGTTTCATTAAATAAATAAGTACCAGTAGAAGATACTCCTCCAATGTCATCAATAGAGCTTTCATCGTCAATACTTGAACTGTCATCAAAATTACCTGTACCAGCAAGACTTATTGAATTTGTACCAGAATCAAATCCAATATTTGTTTTTGATCCTTGAAATGGTGGGCTGTCTTGATCTTCACGTCTTGCTTGTACTAAAAGTTTTGGCTGTGCATCTGGTAAATCTATTACAATAGATGTTTCCCCTGTGCTAAAGCGATCTCCGTCATCTTGTGCCTTAAGAATATATTCGCCTTCAAGCAAACTAACAACTTTTTCTGTACTTGCTCCACTTAAACCAAAGACCAAATCGGTTGCATCTTGGAAAGTACCAGTTCCATCTGTTTTTGGTGAATGGCGTATATGAATACGCCCCCCTGAACGCACATCTGCATCTGGAACAGCGTCCCATCTTAATTTTATATTTTTATCGTCAACAACTTCATAAGTAAGATTTGTAATATCAGAGGGTGGGGCAGTTTTACCAACAGCAGTAAAAGTTTTTGTTGCTGGTTCTTTTGAGGGTTGTCCTAAAGCATTAAAGCTGAAAACTCTTATTTCATATACACCAACATCAGTATTTGGTATTTCTGCGTCACTTGATGGGGTTTCAATTTTTACAAAATCACCATTATTAAATCTATATTGAACTTCATACCGACTTGCACCTGTTTGTGTTTGCCAATCAAGAATTAATTTACTTTGAGCTTTGCCACCGATTGCTTCAGCAGCAACAATTTTTTCACTTACTTGCAATCCTTCTGGTTTGTTTAAAATACTTGTAAGCGTACTAACAGTTCTTGTTGGCATTGTTGTGCCATCTTCAACAAAAGCATATTTGCCAGAGTTATGGGATAAAGCAGTTATAGTAAAAGTTTTATCTTCGTTTTCTTTTACACTTACAACTCTCCATGTTGAACTCTGTAAATTAGAAGTTTCTAAAATATATGGTGCGTGTTGATTTGGCTGTGTACTAAAGCCAGAAGAAACAGTAATTGTAGTCCCAGAAATATTACTTATTGTTTTTTCTTCGAATGAGCCGTCAGGTAAAATTACAGATATTGTTGGATTATCTGTAATCGCTGGTATATCTGTATTTGTTGAATCATCTAGAACAACAACAGTGCTACTTGTAACGCTACTTAAAAGACCTCCACGCCTTACACCAGCTTTAAGTCTGTCAGATATTTCTATCACATCACCACAACGAACCAACACACCAGCAGCAGCAGTTGTTGTAAATGAACAACTCTCACCAGAATTTTGTTCACTATATAAAAACCAACGGCCTAATCTTCTTGCCTGATTACGGCTAGTTGTTGCAAATGCTTTTATATTTTTAACAACAACACCATATTTAGTCTGTGTTGCAGAATCAGCTTCCACAGTTTCAACATCAATCTCTTGAGTTGTCATATCAAAATAACTTACATTTATTACTGTGTGCCTAGATTTTAAACTTGAACCAGCATAGAAAAAACCCTCATCAGTTACATTTGCATTTGTGAAAATATAACTTGGATCTTTTGGAGCGTCTTGTGATATTGCTATACCACCAGCGGAATAAAAAGGCATTACCCGCATTACAGAACAAAGAGAATTTATTAAGGTATATGCCTCTTGTTGCTGCGTTATATTTACGTTGCAGCTAAATCTTGGTTCAGTAGAGCCGTCACCATTACCAGCATCTACAGATGCTCCACAGTATTCACTAACTGTCTTAAATGTAAATTTATCTAAATTAGATTCAGCAATGCCACAGCCTGCCCTTGTATCTATAAGCAGATCATATAATATCCAAGCTGGGTCTGTTGTCCATTCTTTAGCTGCCTTAAAAGTCCCATTGAAAGTGTCAGTATAAGATATTGCACCAGTTTGTAAATCAACAGTTGCATTATGTGGAATCTTTACCTTACGACCTCTAATTCTATAAACTCTTTTGGGAACTCTTGGAAACTGTTCAGCACTAAATCTTAAAGCAACGTGTGCTGTATTTACATATGCGTTCTGTTCAAAAATAATATTTGTGGCTTGGTTAAATTGAAAAGCATTAACTATTTTGGCATCTGTACTATCTGCTGTAACTCTTTCAACTCTTATTGCTACTGGAAAAGATGTTGTTGACTTTAACTTTACAATGTAGTCTCTAAAATATGCGTTTGTTGATCTTCCTTTTACAGTATCATTAATAACAGTGGTTGTTGTTCCATCATTCTCAATAGTTTTTATTAATAAATTAACTTCAACACCATTTATGTCTCCATCATCTTCAAACTTTTGCATTGAAGGAAATCTTAACGTAACCCTTACAGCATTAATATTTGATTGAGAAACAGTATGTGTTACAGGATTAGAAGTTGTGACAGTTGTGCCAATAACAGTTTCAGTTTGTATATCATCAATTCCTTCAATAAATGTTTGACTTGAAGTTCCTAATCTAAAATCAAAACCTACATCTTTAAAATTAAAATCACTGTCTTGTGGTGCGGTATTGCTTGCTGCTTGTTGTAAGACTTGTGTATTGTTTAAGAAAATATCTTTTTTAAATGCATTGAAGTAGGCAGTTGATGTTTTATCTGTAATACCTGCTTTTGATGCTGTTGCCGATCCCTCTATCTCTCCTTCACCTAATAGTTCTACTATCGTATTAAACTGCTTAGAAGATAGTGCATCTGCTGGTAAATCTGGATTTGTAATTAATCCAAGTTGACCTTGAGTAATTCTTGCCATTAGTTGTTACCTTCTACTTGAACTGTATCAACACCATTAGAAACCACAATAGAGCCGACCAAAATTTCTCCATATACTAAATTTACTGGAACACCAGCGTTGCTTACATTTGTAAGCCCTGTGAAAGAATAGTTTGATGCCAAAGCTGCTGGGTCTAAACTGTCTTGACCATTAGTGGGATTAAAAGTTGGTTGTTGTGGTGCAATCATACTTGTAACACCATCTATAAGCATACTTGTTCCAATAGCACTTAAAGCTGTTGCAATACTTCCACTAAAAATTTTTGGTGCTAAAAATTTTAAAGCCCCACCTAAAAGAAAACCAAAAGGCATATTTCCATGCACAACAGGTATAATTTTTATATCATCTTGAGTATTTAAATTAATTAAATCTTGCGTTATGACTTTCGCTCCGACTTGAATCATGTACATTTGTTTTGCCATATGTTTCTCAATACCTTTAAAATTACAAATTAAAAAACTAATTGCCTCTCTAGGTGTATTAAGATCAACTTCAAATTCTGATTGACCTAAAAATTTTCTTAAAGTACCGTAAACTTTGATTTTTTTAAGCATCTATTTCATCAGGTTTTATTACTGCTATTTTATCTGATTTTGGCGAAACGAGATAAAAAGTTAAATCTATTGCTTTACAGCTATGTTTATCAGATTCTGAAAATTTAAAAACGTCTTGAGGGTGACTATGAACAATCCCAATAATTTCATCTACAGAATCCTCAATATCAGCCCAATCCACAGGATCAATTACAAATGATTCAGCTTTTAATTCATTAGAAATGTTTTTACATGGATAATATTTTTCCTGAGAGTTCTTAACACCGATAACTCCACATGATTCTTCTGGATCACACTCTTTAGCATGATTAATTGCATCTTCTTTCCATGTATATTTTTTCATGTATTAATAAACGTACCAACACCAGCAAACTCATTTCGTGTAACTTGTCTCTTTGGTAATTTTTTGTTGGCCTGATCCAAAGCTCCTACAAGTTCAAACTGTACAATTTCTCTTGATTCGCTTGTTTTTCTATCAATAAAAAATATTTCTTGCGGTAATTCATTTGATGATGGTGTTCCAAATGGGTTACTACTACTGGGAAAGTTAACGGCATCAAGTTCACTAGCAAGAGTTGTTATGCGTGTAATTTTTGCATCTGTCAAGTCATTATGAGGTGTTGTTAAATTTACTATTATCATTAAATCGGTAACAGTAAGAACTGACCCACTTCTTGTAATACCACCTAAATTTGCAACAGTTAAGATTGGTCTTGGAACTTGACCTTTACCAGTAAACTCAGCACCCTCAAATGTAACTGGCAATCTTTGGTAAGAATTACCTTGCCAAACTATTTCTGCATTTGAGTTCATACTTGAGCCAGCATGAAATCTAAAAGTAGTAGGAACACTAGATGGATTTCCTGACGCATAATGTAATCCCTCTACAAGCTCCATTACGAACAGTTCAATTCTTGAACTTGGATTTAATTTTTGTAGTTCAGATACTGGTATTGCCATTATGGTTCTGCCACTTGTTCAAAAGTCAAGTTCATAGTAACTCTATTATCTAATATTGCTGTTCTTGATCTTCTGGTACAAACAAATTTTAAAGCAGAAGAATGATGTGGCGGTGTAAAATCAAAGTTTGCCTGATCGTCAAATCTTGCATCTAAAAAAGTATCTATTGTTGTTGCGTCAGTAGTGGAAACATTAAAAGTTAAATTTAGAGTAATCAACCTTTTATTAGCTGGCAAACCTTGAACAAAACGCTGTTCATAACCATCACCCAGTTTGATGCGTAAACTGTCTTGAGTTACAGTTTCTTGTGTTGAATATTGTGGTGTGATACTTGGAAAGGTAGCCATTATGCAAGTAAACCTCCCGCACGTTTTTGTTTAATAAGTTCAGCTTGAATAGCAACCGCAATCTGTTGACCTAACTCATTACCACTAGGAGATGAACCACTAACAGCACTACCTGAGGCATCTACATTTACTGAAATATTATTTACAACAGAATCACCACCGATTGCGTTATTTGGAATTATATTGCCACCTTTAGAACCCATCTGCAAAATCTCGGGACCTTTTTCTCCAACAACAAAAGCACCACCAGCAGATACAGGACCACCTTTTGCTCTTTTACCAAATAAACCAGAGAAAAAACCACCTCCAAAACCTTTTCCACCACTTAATGCATTACCAATACTACTTATTGCTTTATTTAAAGCAAGTTGTATAAGTTGTCTCTTAAGATTATCTAAAACACCTTTCATGGCATCACCAAAAGATTTAGCCCCCATGATTGCGTCTGTAAGATTATTAACTAAATCAGTTCTAACAGTTTCACCAATTTTTCTAAATTTTTCTTTTAGAGTTTCTGCTGCTGTACCAACTGCTTTTGTTTTGTTTGCTTGATCTTCTAAACCTTTATTTGCTGTTAAAATATCTGTTATTTTTTGTCTGTTTTGTTCGCCATGTTTTTCAACAGCAGCATTGATTTCATGTTGTAGTTCCACCTCTGCCCTATTACCATTAATTGTTCCTTCTAGTAATTGTTTTGATCTTTCTTGGTTTTTAAGAAAATCTTGAAAATCATGGTTTTTTTCATTTGCTAAATCCATCTCTTTTTTTGCTGCAGCAACAATACCCTCATGGTGTTTTCTTTGAATATCTGTTAGTCGGCCTGTTTCATCAGTTTTTGTATTTTGATCTGTTTTAAGTTTTACAATATTGTTTGCTGCGTCTTCAATTTTTTTATCAGATTTAAGTGTTTGCAATCTTCCTTCTAACATTTTTAGTTCTAACTCTGCCTCTTTAAGTTTTCTGGCTAAAGCCTTTTTATCTCTTCCTTTTGCATTCTCATGCTGCATATTTAATTCACCAACAGCTTTTGCTTGGTCTCTTAATGCTTGTGTGACCTCATCTTCTTTACCTTCATTAAGTAAATTATTAAATTTCTTTTTTTCACTATTTAATTTAAAAAAGGCTGTTGTTAAAAGACCTGCAGCCGTAGCTATAGCAACAAATGGTATGGCATTAAGAGCAATAGTGGCTACACCCCCAGCAGCAGCTACTTTTAATAAACCAGCACTTATTATGGGTAATACTATGGTTACTCCTTTTGCTGCAAGAGCAATAGCACTAAATAAGGCAGCAGTTTTTCCAAGTGGTGACTTAAAAAGATCATCAGCAGCTTTTATCAGGGCTGTTAAACCTTTTGTCGCTGCAATTAAAGCAGGCTCTAATGCTTTACCTAATGTTTCAGAAAAATCTCTAAATGCTTCGCCTAATGTGTCAACATTACCAGCAAACCCTTCTGAAGCAGCTTGTGCAAGACCGTTATAGCTTTCCTCAACAATACTTAAAATCATTGCATGAGCTTCAGCAGTTTTACTTGTTTTCATTAACTCTTTAATTACTTCTGTTTGCGTTTTAGTAAAAGCAATACCTGATCTGTTTAAGTTTGATAAATTCCTTTCAGGGTCTTGCAAAGCTTTTGCTAATTGCATAAATGATGTACTTACATCAACTTGGTTAACTTGCGCAATATCTGCCGCAGCCTGCGCAACTCTTGAGTATGAATCAACACCTATATTTCTAAAACTTGTTAGTAAGTTAAATCCTCTTGTAAATTCTTCTTGGTTAAATAAAGTTTGATTTCCTAATCTGTCTGCTGCTTCTTGTAATTCATTTAAAGCAATAGTTCCAGCACCTAAATTTTCCAAACCTTGTCTAAGTATTGTAATGTCTCTTTCTCTTGCAGAAAAGGTTGCTATTGCATTACTTACAGTAGCAACAGCAGCACCAACAGAAATTAAAGGACCAAGTGAAGCAGCTAACGAAGCACCTAATCCTTTTGCTGCGGTTGAAGCTGTAGCTAATGAAGCGGTTGCACCTTTAGCCGAGTTTGATAAAGTTTTTGTAGCTGCAGAAGTTTTATTTAAAGAAGATATTGCATTTCTTGCTTCAACTCTTAAGGTAACTATACTTTCGGCCACTTAAGTAAACAAAAATCAATTAATTATATATTACCTGTTTTTTGCCATTTCATGCATTCTTTTTTCATGTTCACTTTTATTTTCGTAATACGCAGCCCAATATACCAACTCTTCTTCTGTTATTAATTGTCTTAATTCTTTTATTGTCTTACCTAATTCTGTTGCGAGAAAAAACTCAAAGTTTAACCAGTTATCTCGCTTTAATCTTTTTTTGCTGTATCTGTGTCAACTTTGACATTAAATAAAAATAGTTCAATATCATTTAAAACATTTTCTGGAAGTTCCCTTTGTAGATTTGGTGCGTCAGCAACACTAAAAGCTTTTGTACCATCTTCAAGTTCTGCCATTTGGCAAAGTAATTGTGTTGATATGATAAGGGCTTCATCTGTACCAGTTGCACTTTGTGCTTTCTGTCTATCGTATCTTGTTAAAGGTTTAAAATATAAATCTACAATTTTTTCGCCTTGGGCATTTTTAAATTCATACTTTCTTCTTGTTGACATTTCATCAC